ACAGGAGCAACAGGTATTATCGGATCCCCGGTATGTATGGAGTATGGTTCTGGCAAACTATTCATGGGCACAAGCACAGGAAATGCTTATGAAATCGGATTTGACGGAAATACAATTACTTCTGTACTCGAACTTCATTCTATGGCTGGTGGCGAATCAGTCAGAGAAGCAAAATACGATAGCATTCAGAATCAGTGGATTTTCGAAGCTGGTGAAAAGATTTTCACTGTAGTTCCGGGAACCACAACAGCTGTTGAAAGATATGTATTGCCAGCAGGCGCAAAATGCATGGACATCGCAGCAGGTGACTCTGGAGTAGCTATAATCATCAAAAGAGCAGACCATTCTTTGGCACCAATTATTGCTACGGCAGGTTGGACAGAGATTTCAAGTGAAGAGGCCATGGTCGCTTCATTGAATTCATTAGGAGTAGCAGACTTTAACTATAACTATGTTATGGACAAGTGGGTTGCTGCAAGTGCATCAGGTCAAGTTCTTCTTGCTGATGATCTTTTACAATTCTTGGGAAGCAGCGGTTCACCGCCACTTCCGGGATAAAAACTTAAAAATGCTTTTGTGCCCTAGCATGTAAAAAAGAAGGGTACAATTTTTAACCATAATTAACAATGGGGAGACCCCCCAAGGAGAAATAAAAATATGGCACGAACAAGATTAAATGGAAAACACCAAGTAGATATCGAGTTAGTCGATCAGGTTGGTGGTGGCGTACATGATACTTACGCTGAAGCGGCTGCAGCAGGTGTTGCAGGTTTAGGTCAATTGACTACCGCTATGTTCGATATGAGCGCATTGGCTTTGAGTGCGAGCATTTCTGATTACAGATCTGCAGCAAACAACGATGCAATCGTTAACTACGGAATGTTGATTCAGGAAGTTGCTGATGAAGCAGCTCTTAGAGTCGCAGCAGATGCATCTTTGGCGCAAGAAATTGCAGACGAAGAAGCAGCAAGATTGGCCGCTGATGGTTCAATCGACACACGTATGGCTTCTGAAGAAGCAGCAAGAGCAGCAGGCGATTCTTCGCTTACAACTCGTGTTGCAGCAGAAGAAGTTGCACGTGCAAATGCAGATGCATCTATCGTAACAAAATTTGATGCAGATATCGCATCTGAAGAAGCAGCTAGAATCGCTGGCGATGCTTCCCTTACAACTCGCCTTGCAGCGGAAGAAGTTGCTCGTGTAGCTGATGTCGGTTCTATCGACACTAGAGTTGCAGCTGAAGAAGTCGCTCGTGCGGCAGCTGATGCTTCTATCGTTGTTAAATTTGACGCTGATATCGCAGCTGAAGAGGCGGCACGTATCGCAGCAGACGGTTCTCTTGAGACTCGCCTTGCAGCGGAAGAAACTGTAAGAGCAGCTAATGTTGGTTCTCTTGATACAAGAGTAGGCGCAGAAGAGGCAGCAAGAGCTGCAGCTGATGCCTCTATCGTAACAAAATTCGATGCAGACATTTTGGCCGAAGAGACAGCGAGAATCGCTGGAGATGCATCTTTAAGCACTCGTATGGGTGTTGAAGAAGCTCGTGTTGACGCAATTCTTCTTTCAGCAGATGCTGATAAGGATAGTTTCGTTGAAATCGTTTCTTTGATTAACGCAGTTGATCTTACAAACGATAACGCATTGGCATCGGCTGTTTTGAGCCTTTCTAATGTAGACTCTGCTGAAGAAGCAGCACGTATCGCTGCAGATTCTTCTCTTGAGACTCGTCTTAGTGCTGAAGAGGTTGCTAGAGCAGCTGCTGATGGCTCCATCGACACTCGCATGAGCGCAGAAGAGGCAGCTAGAGCAGCAGGTGATTCTTCACTTGACACTCTTGTCGCAGCACTTCAAGCTGATGTTGATCAAAACGAAGCAGATTCAGATGCTGCTGAACTTTCTCTAAGCACTCGTGTTGGAGCGGAAGAGGTTGCTCGTGCAGCTGCTGACACTTCTCTAACAACTAGATTGGCTGCAGAAGAAGTAGCTAGAGCAGACGGTGATTCATCTTTGACAACTCGTCTTGCTGCAGAAGAATCAGCGAGAGCTGCTGCAATTTCAACTCTTGAGTCAACACATGACCTTGAGATGCTAATTGAAGAAACAGCTAGAGCGGCTGGTGATGCATCATTAGATGCAAAAATTGATTCAGAAGTTTCTACACTTGTAGTTGCTGATGCTTCTCTTACAACTCGTCTTGCTGCAGAAGAGGGAGCACGAGCTGCTGCCGATACTTCTCTAGAGACACGTTTGGCCGCAGAAGAAGCTGCAAGAGCCGCTGGCGATAGTTCAATTGATACCGTCGTAGCTGCACTTCAAGCTGATGTTGACCAGAACGAAGCTGATTCCGATGCTGCGGAGCTTTCTTTAAGCAACCGTGTCGGTGCTGAAGAGGCTGCAAGAGCTGCAGGTGATCTTTCACTTACAAACCTTGTTGCTGCACTTCAAGCTGATGTTGATGGAAATGAGGCTGACTCTGATGCTGCTGAACTTTCACTCCAAACTCGTTTGGCTGCTGAAGAAAGCGCAAGAGCAGTTGCTGATGCTTCTCTTGAAACCAAGATGGACGCTGCTGACCTTTCGTTAACAACTCGTCTTGCTGCTGAAGAAGCTGCTAGATTGGCTGGCGACAACTCAATTGACGTTGTTATGGCAGCAATCCAAGCTGACGTTGATCAGAATGAGGCAGACGCTGATGCAGCTGTCGCTTCTATCGACATCTCTATGGCTTCTGAAGAAGCTGCGAGAATCGCAGGTGATGCTTCCTTGACAACCCGTTTGGGTGCTGAAGAAGCAAGAGTAGATGCAATCCTTAATGCTGCAGATGCAGACAAGGACACATTTGTCGAGATCGTTTCTTTGATCAACGCTGTTGACCTTACAAATGATAATGCTCTCGCATCTGCTGTAGCATCCCTCGCTCTCGTTGATTCTAACGAAGAGGCAGCTCGTATCGCTGCAGACGCTTCCCTAACCACACGTTTGGCTGCGGAAGAAGGTGCAAGAGCTGCTGATGTTGCTTCTATCGACACCAGAGTAGGCGCAGAGGAAGCTGCTAGAGCAGCTGCTGACGCATCTATCGTCGTAGTAATGGGTGACATGCAAGCTGATATCGATGCTAACGAAGCTGCATCTGATGCTGCTGAACTTTCTTTGACAACCCGCTTGGGTGCTGAAGAAGTTAGAGCTGCTGCTGCAGAACTTTCACTTGAAACCCGCCTTGCTGCGGAAGAGAGTGCAAGAGACGCTGCTGACATCTCAATTGATGCTGCTATGGTTGCAATGCAGGCAGACATCGATGCTAACGAAGCTGACGCTGACGCAGACTTGTCCGGTATCCACAATAAGTGGCAGGCACACGTATTTGCTCCAGAGCCAGTAACTGTAGCAATGGACCACATCTTCATGTTCGGTGCCCAAGGCCACGGACCAATGAAGCAGTTGTCTTATGTAGCTGTTAACGGTATGATCATGGCAGAAGTTGTAGGTGGAGCAGGTGACTTTGAGTACCTTCTTGACCCGAACGGCGACATTGATGGTATCAAATTCAAGATGGAAATCATGGAAGGCGACCGTATCTCTTACTTCGGTGAAGTAGTATACAACCTTCAGTCATAATCCAATAAATTAAAAAGATAAATTTAATTATTTATCTTGCCCTCCCACTTTTGTGGGGGGGCACTTTTTTTTCATACTACTTAAGACAGAAGATAATCGGAGGAACCCACATATGTTTAAGAAACTTTTTTCTTTATTCTCGAAAGAAGAGCAGATTGAAGAAGCTGCAGGGGAAGAAAAGGTAGTAGTGGAAGAAAAGAAACCGCTACCAGACATTATTGAGGTTCCTTGGAAAGATGCAGCAGGTGCAAAGAATTTTGAAGACTCTATCACTAAGATGCATTCCGATTTGAAAGAATTTTATTACAAAACAAAGATGAATGAATACAGAGCAATCAAAGCTATTGAACGCCTTGAGGAGTCTACCGATAGAAAAATAGAGGAAATTAAAAAGCTTTATGGTATCGAAGATATGGATGAGTATAATTTTGAGATTCCCTCCGCCACAGGTAAGCCCGGTTTCCTTAAAAGGAAGAAGGCCAATAAATAATATGATTTTGAAAAAATAACAAACTATTTATTATTGTGATAAAAACAATCTAGATTTTATAGGAGAATCCCTAGAATGTCAGTTAAAAAATTTAAATTCGTATCTCCCGGTGTATTCACCAAAGAGATTGACAACTCGCAGCTACCATCAGCTGCAACACCAGCTGGTCCCGTTATTGTCGGAAGAACCCCGAAGGGACCGGGAATGCGCCCTGTAAAAGTGGACTCATTCGAACAATTCGTAGATGTTTTCGGAAATCCAGTTTCTGGAAAGAGAACTGGCGATATTTGGAGAGAGGGAAATTACCAAGCTCCAACATACGGTTCATATGCAGCGCAAGCTTATTTAGCAGCAGATGTTGATTCTGTTACATTTGTTAGGCTTCTCGGCTACAAAAATGAAAACGCAGGTGCTGCAGGTGCTGCAGGTTGGGAGACAACACAGGATCCATCCACAAGCCCACTTGACAATGGTGGGGCATTTGGTCTTTTCATTGCCCAGTCTTCATCAGGCGGATCCATGACAGGTTCTCTAGCAGCAATCTGGTACATTGATTCGGGATCCTTCATTGCGCTTAGTGGAACCGCAGCAGGCACTACTACTCCGCAAATATACTCTAACGGAGGTCTGATAAATCAAACAGGGGATAATCTTGAGTTCACAACTATTATTGGCGATATCTCGTCAATTAAATACAAGACTTCGTTTAACTTTGATAAATCAAGCCAGAAATACATTAGAAATGTTTTCAATACAAATCCCCAGACTGTTGGTGGAGTTATCCCGACAACAAATCTTAAGAATGCAGAGCAAGATTACTGGCTTGGAGAAACATTCGAAGCATATGTCTTAGATAAGGTTAATTCTTCTTCTCCTGTTGTTGGCATAATCATGCCTTTGAATGAAAAGAATGAATACAGACAAGATGCCAGAGAAGCGCATACTGGATGGTTCTTCTCTCAAGACTTGACAACAAATATCGCAGCCTACGCATATGATAACATGCAGAAGCTATTCCGCTTCCATGCACTTTCGGCGGGTCAGGAAACTCAAGAAAGCATCAAGATTTCTATTCAAGATTTGTCTTACTCTAGAGATACGACAGGTGCAGATCCTTTCGGGTCTTTCACGGTTTTAGTCAGAAGAGCAAACGACACAGATAATGTAGTGGAAACTATTGAAAGATTTTCAAACTGTAACTTAAATCCTCTTTCTCAAGATTACATTGGAAGAAGAATCGGTGACAGAAGAGTGGCTTGGGATGCAACACAGAGAACTTTAAAAAGTTACGGAAACTACGATAACGTATCAGCGTATATCAGAGTAGAGATCGCTGAAGAGGTTGAGCAATCTGCTGTTGATGCAAGATTGTTGCCATTCGGCGTATTCGGTCCTCCAAAGTATGCTTCAGCGTTAGGTGCCACTGAAACTTCAGAAGGAACACAGGCTTCAATTATTATGTCAGGCTCACAGCAGCCAATCTTTAGCCCAGCCGGATTCATGAATACTGGATCTTTAGCTGCAGTAACAATGGATTTCAACTTCCCGTCTTCTGCAACAAGAATCTCTGCTTCAGCAGGCGGCATCTCCGACCCTAAGAATGCTTACTTCGGATTAAATGTTTCATCTTATATGGAACTTGCTGCCTCAACAGGAGAAAGAGAAAACAGAGCGGATCCGGGCTACGGCGACTACATTTACGCTTTAAGTGATAAATTTGGCACCGGCGACGATCCATCGGCTTCAGAGCTTACTGCTCAATGGACGTTCTCTTTAGACGAATTGATTCTTTCTGGAATTTCAAAAGTTCATTGGGAAGTCGGATCCAGAGCAGCTGATAATTCTATGACAACTGGTACAAACGGCTGGAAAGAGGTTATCGACAAAGGTTACACTAAGTTCACATCACCGCTTTTCAACGGATTTGATGGCCTAGATATTACAGCAATTGAGCCGTTCAGCAATGCTACGGTTTCTAGCAAGACAGCAGTAGAGAACTACGCTGCTAACTCAATCAGAAGAGCGATTGATACAGTATCTGATCCGGAGTTTGTTGATATGAATCTTTTAACAATGCCGGGTCTAACAGATCCTGTTTTGACAGAGCACATGATTCAGGTTTGTGAAGATCGTGGTGATGCAATGGCTATCGTAGATATTCCAAATGTATATACCCCATTCACGGAAACAACAGCAGCTTACCAGTCTTTTGCAAATCGCTTAGGTTCAGTAAGTGAAGCAGTATCAAATCTTCAAAGCAGAGAGATCAACAGCTCATACGGATGTACTTATTATCCATGGGTTCAGGTCAGAGATACCATTAGTGGAGGACTATTGTGGGTTCCACCATCAGTAGTAGCATTAGGAACTTTTGCTTCCTCAGAGGCTCAATCTGAAGTTTGGTTTGCTCCGGCAGGATTCAATCGCGGTGGATTATCCGAAGGCTCTGCGGGGCTTCCTGTAGTGTCTGTAACCGAGAGATTGACCTCTAGAGACAGAGATGATCTTTACGATGCTAGTATTAACCCAATTGCTTCTTTCCCGAATGAAGGGATCGTGATCTTTGGTCAAAAGACTCTTCAATCAACCCCATCTGCACTTGATAGAATCAATGTACGTCGTATGATGATCTTTGTCAAGAAGCAAATTTCAGCAGTTGCAAATGGCATCCTTTTTGATCAGAACGTTCAAGTAACTTGGAACCGGTTCATTGCAGCAGCAGATCCGATTTTAAGAAGTGTTCAGGATAGATTAGGAATCAGCGAATATAGATTGATTTTGGATAAGACAACTACGACACCAGACTTGGTTGATCAAAATATTGTTTATGCAAAAGTTTATGTTAAGCCAGCTAAGGCGATTGAGTATATCGCAATTGATTTCGTTATCACAGATAGCGGAGCCGCATTCGGAGATTAATTTAGATATTAATCTCCACCATTACTACTTAAAGATATAATAGGAGACTTTAAAAAATGGCGAATAGTTTTTGGACATCTGCAAATGTCGAACCAAAAAGAAAATATAGATTCTTAGTCCAGATTACTGGAACTAAAGAGGTTGGCGCACTTTGGTTTGCGAAAGGTGTCAACAAGCCAGAGATCACTGTTGAATCAACAGAGCACACATACTTAAATCATAAATTTTATTATCCGGGAATGGTTTCTTGGAACGAAGTAAGTGTTACGCTCGTAGATCCAGTCAGTCCGGATGCAGCTCAAATCACAGCAGAAATGCTTGAGTCATCAGGGTACGCAGGCCCAAGCCAGCTCAAAGGCGAAGCACCACAAACAAATTCAAAAGCAAAGTCTACTAATGCAGTCGGAGATGTTGTTATCACCGTTATCGACTCTGAAGGCGAAGAATTGGAAAAGTGGACTTTAAAGAACGCTTTCATCATTAAGGTTGGTTACGGAGAACTGGAATACGGCGACGATGCCCTTTCAGAAGTATCAATTGATTTCAGGTATGACTGGGCTGAATTACAAGCTAACGGTAGAACATACTGGAAAAACTAAAAAATAATATAACATAAAGAGGTGTTAATTGTCTAGAAATAGTAGCAGAAAGAAAGCTGCGACCGGTTCGGGAACGAATGCCAAACCAGTAGCAGCGGATCCTGTATTAAGCGCAGGAGGTTTTAATTTTTCGGCACCAACAGAACATGTCGAATTGCCATCAGGCGGCAAGCATTATCCAGAGGGCCACCCACTTCACGAAAAAGATACCGTGGAGATTAAGTACATGACAGCCAAAGAAGAAGACATCTTAACTTCACAGAGTCTTCTCAAAAAAGGTCTTGCAATTGAAAGGTTGCTGGAAAGTGTCATCTTAGATAAGTCTATCAATCCAAAAACTCTCCTTGTTGGAGATCGTAATGCGATTTTGGTTGCAACAAGAATTACTGGATTTGGAAGCGAATATAATACACAAATCAATTGCCCTTCGTGTGGTACTGGCACAGAATACACTTTTGATTTAAGTGAATCAACAACAAAGAGTGTAGAGTTACCAGAGGAAGTACAACAAACCTCTAGCGGGACTTATATTGTTTCTTTGCCAGTTACAGGGGTCCAGACGGAAGTTAAGTTGCTTACAGGTAATGACGAGTCTAAGATTCTTGCCCAACAGGAATCAAAAAGAAAGCACAAATTGCCAGAGTCTCCATTAACAGACCAATTAAAGGCAATCATTGTATCAGTGAACGGTCACACCGAAAGAGGCACAATCAACAACTTTGTTGATAACATGCCATCCAGAGACACAAGGCACTTAAGAAAAGCTTATGATATCTTGACTCCAAATATCGACATGAGTTATGAGTTTGATTGCTCTGCTTGCGGTGCTATGACGGACGTGGAGGTTCCGTTTACTGTATCCTTTCTTTGGCCTAAACGATGAATACATAAAAAGCGTTTATGAAGAATTCTTTTTGATGAAGTATCACGGCGGCTGGTCTTTTGTCGAGGCATATAATTTGCCTATACAAATCAGACGCTGGTTTCTTCAAAGGCTTGTAAAAGAAATAGAGGCAGAGGCAGAATCTGTAAAAAAAGCAAATAAAAAATAATTGCTGTAGAAAGTAGCCCCGAACTAATTATACCAAGGAGGGTTCCTCATGCCATCATCTTTTTGGGCAGATCCAAAAAAGACATACGCCAAAAGAAATAATCTATTCACTGTTCAGATAGATTTTAATTCTTCTGTGCCTGATATTGAACCATCTGCAAAAGATCTTTTTAATAAAGTTTCTGGCATTCAATTTGTCGCTACAAGTGTTTCTCTACCTTCTTTCCAAATTGGAGCAGAAGTTGATAGAAATAATATCGGTGGAGAACAAAGAATTGTAGCTCCAAAAGTTATGGATTGGACACCAATAAAGATTACATTTGCAGACTTTGTAGAGAGAGGCACCTATGATGAAGTATTATCTAAGGAATCCCCACAAGCTGGAGAAACGTTTGTGAAGGGACAACCCGGAGTAACCGAAATCACTACAACAAGGTTAGCAAAATATCCAGATAGTTCCCTATATCAGGCTTTAATGCATGCATTCTTTGAGTCATTTAATAGAGATCCTGCGATATACCAAGGAGCGCAGCAAATTAATTTGGATAAATTTAGGAAAATTTTCCAAAATGTAATAATTACCTCGCACTTTGATAATGGAGATATGATTGAGAAGTGGACCTTAAAAGGTCTGTGGCCACTGGGATTTGAAAACTCTGACCTTTCATATGAGGACGATGGCATAAGAAAATTTTCTTTTGAAGTGGATTATGAGACAGCCGAGTACTCTCATATTGGAAAAGATGGTCAAGAAGTAAAGATTTTCAATCATAACCCAAGATCAAAAACAGATAAGCCAACGATCAAAAAAAGAAATCTAGACGGCTCACTGGTGGAAGATCCAAAAAGCATAAATAATGGTTGGTCAGCACCGATAAGAAGGAAAAAATAATAATGATTCAGGATAATAAAGAAGAAATTTTAATTGATTTAGAAGAGCTTAAAAAGAACAACCTAAACGAAGGTTTTCACAGAATGTTTGCAACTTCAATTGAGCTGATGCTTGGACAAATGTTCGGACATTCCAGCCTCCATGCCTTGACTTCTATGATCAAAGGAAAGCCCAGAGATGTTAAGAGCTTTGCTAAAACAATAGGCCATGAAAAGAAATATATGGATGCCCTAAAAAAGCATGGCTTAGACAATCCAAAGACGTTTAAAGTTAAGTCTCGCTTGGATAAGGCAGTAAAGGGATTCGAAAAGACCACAGGAATTAAGTGGCCTTTCAAATAAGGAATTTATAACGGATGGCGAGTGAAAAACAAAATGATCTATTAAGAGAAGAGATTAGTTTACAAGAGCAGTTAAACGAATTCAAGAAAGAATATGTTGAAGCAGTCAAGCTATTGCAATCTGAAGAAGCAATTATTTCTCCTGAACAACTCGAGGCTGCAGAAGATGCAATAATAAACTATGAAAATTTATCAGCCTCCCTCGCGAAAGTTGCTGAAAAAATAAATAATTTAAAAGCTGCTCAAGATAAATTAACAAGCTCTGCCGACAGTCTCGCAGGAAAATTGGGTGGGTTATTAAACCTCCAAAAAGACTTTAACGAAACATTAACTTCTTCAATCACAACCTCACTTGGATCTGCTGAAGGCTTTGCAAAGCTTCAAGCATCAATGTCGAAAACCTTTTCTGCAGCTAACATTGGCGCAATGGTTATCGAAGAAGTCATAACTCAAAGCCTTGAATTAACAAAGGCTCAAGATTCCGCAGCTGCTTCCTTTGCTCAATCCGGCGGCAACATAAGGCTATATAAGGGCGAAATGTTGGCCTTGGAAAGAAGCTTATTTACAGCTGGTGTCACGTCCGACGAAGCTGCAGAAGCATTTTTATCTATCAATAGAATATTTACAGATCTAAGACATGTGTCTTCTTCAGCAAGGAAAGATATCGTAGAGACAACAGCCATCTTGCAAGAGCTTGGCATTTCCTCGGATATCACAGCAGATAACATTCAGTTTATGACAAAGGTCTTGGGAACTTCGGCAGAGCAAGCAGCACATACACAAAGAGAATTATTTCAATTAGCAAGAACAATTGATATGCCTCCTGACGCGATGGCTTCAGCTTTTAAAGACGCTATGCCTGCATTATCTGCATTTGGAAGTGAGAGTACGGAAGTTTTCAAAAAGCTGCAAGTAAACGCACGCTCTGCAGGTATGGAGGTTTCAGATGTTCTTAGTATAGTTGAGAAGTTTGATACATTCGATACAGCAGCCCAGTCAGTTGGAAGGTTAAACGCCATTCTGGGTGGCTCTTATTTGAATTCTATACAAATGGTTACAACCACAGATCCCACGGAAAGAATGAGGCTGTTGTCTGATGCAGTTAACAGTGCTGGTCTAGCATTTGATGATATGAGTTACTATCAAAGAAGAGCACTTGCAGACGCAATGGGCATGGATATTCCACAATTGGCCTTATTAATGAGAGATGGGTTTGAGCAAGCAGTACCAACAGCACAGATGTCTCAAGCTGAATTAGCAAACTTAGCTGAAGAGGCAAAAGAATTCCAGACTGTTATGGATGAGCTTAAGCAGACGGGAATGCTTCTGGCACAAAGCTTGATGCCTCTCGTCACTATTTTGAAAAATACATTGAATGTATTTCAAAGCATTATTACAGCTAGTCCTGATCTCCAAAAAGTATTCCCAGCCCTTGTAGTCGGAGTTGGCGGTCTCGCCGTAGCATTTAGCGGCCTAACTGCATCGGTGTGGCCACTCTTGACCATTTTTGCGCCCTTGGCAGTTCTAATGGTTGCACTTACTGATGCATCGGCTCCGCTCAAAGCGGGCATTGGCGGTGTTTCTATCGCAACAGGGGTGCTAATTCTCGCACTTATTAAATTAAATGTGATATCAGGTGGCCTAGTTTTTGCCATTGGTGCAATCGCATCTGGCCTTGTAGCAATAGCAAGTATTATCTGGCATAAAGCAGCATCTCCCGGCATGATTGACTCGCTAGATTCTCTGGGTACGGGTTTCGATAACTTATCATCTGATCTTGGCGGAACAGCCAGCGCGTTTGGTTCTCTAAAGGGAGAGATGGTAAATACTGCCAAGGCAGCACATAAACTCGATGGAACAAAAGTTGAAATGCAAACTAAAATGACGGCATCTACTTCCGGAATGACAGCAGGCGGCGCATCAACAGCAATCAGAACAGCGAGAGATTCTGCTCAAGCATCGTCAGCGGCATACATGAATCAAGCACAGAACATCACCTCAGATGTTAACGTCTCGGTAAAGGCAGATGATAAGTCCTTAATCAAGCTAGTTGTAAAAGCAACCGAAGAAGTGATTAACTATAGAGATTCCGGCATAAACCCAAATGCAAATGTTATTGCAAATAAGGTAATGGTATAAAATGGCTATAAAAACAAAAACAGGCAAAGAGATAACAATAGAACATGTCCCAACTGGATTAATGTTTGTTTTTCCAAATACTGGATTGAGAGTATTTAACGAATCCTATTCATCAGACTGGAATGAAGAGCAAGTATTCGGAAAAATGGATCCCATAATGTCCTTCAAAGGGACAAGAAGAAATATAAGTATTGAATTTATCACATCAGATTCCGGCGGAGTTCAGAGCGCAGAGCAACTAGCAACATTTCTATATCCAACATATGGTAAGACAAACAACGCTTTGTCCTTGAAAGACCCTCCTCTTATCAGAGTGCTTTTCAAGGGCTTTGTTCAAGCGACAGATGACTTAGGTCAGTTATGTGCTGTAACAAACTACTCAATTGACAGAGGAACATCTTACAATGATAAGACAACTACGGAAAAGTCTGGAGAATTAGAGGCCACACAAATAGTAGTCCAAATGGATCTTGTGCCTCTTCATGAATATGACATTGGCTGGATTGAAGAAGACGGGAGTTACAACTTCGGTGGAAAAGCAGCACAAGGTACATATTACTTCTCAAATAGGAAAATAGGAAAATAAAATGGCATTCAGAAGAAACGACAATAGAACAGAATTTTACAATGACAACAAGCTTTATGATGAATATTTCGATAAGAAAAATAAGAAAGGCTTCGTTCAGTATACCTCCCCTGTTTACAGTGAAGTAACAGAAGAGCAAAAAGACAACATACAGTCAGCAGTATATATCTGGAAAACTGGAGATCGTTTTTATAAACTGGCATTTGAATATTATAATAATCCTAAGTATTGGTGGGTAATCGCTTTGTTTAATGGCACACCAACAGAATCTCATGTAAAGCCCGGAGATCAAATTTTGATACCAGTTGATCATGAAGAAATCATTCGCGTTTATGGAGTTTAATTATGGGCTTTTTTCTAACAGAGAGAGAAATCTTAGGCTTATTTGACAATGAGTACGATCGGTCCAATGTTAATTTGGATATTCAGCAAATCATTTCCAGCAATTTGGCGTTTGACACTGAATCGGCAACCACAAGAAAAGTTGATGAGATCCCGCCAGAGAATATATATTTTAATGAACTGATTGGCATTGAAGCCATAGGTACTGCACAAACTAAAAAACAATTCCGTCAAGCTAACCTTAGTGATTTTGACAGAGTAATCTTTGATTTATATAATCCAAGCGGAGGCGGAGAAGGCTTCGCGTCAGGCGCAAGATTTCTAAATCCTACAATTTTTATTAATAAATTTTTGGCACCAAAGGTTGAAGAGCTTGTAGACTTTGTAAAATTAGAAGATCTTGAGAAAGAAATCCGCAACTATTCATTGATCATGAAATCAAAGGGATACAAGTTTTGGACACCATATTCAATTCCATCCGGCGCACCCTTTGATATAGAGCAGAGAATTAATACGTCCGAAAAAAGTGCAGCAATCGCGATCTATGGAAACCAGAGTGGCCCATACGATGTTTTAAATATTAGGCAGGGAAATAGTACGCCATCTTCTAGGTTTATTGAGAGGAAGTTTTCTTCTATTGCTTCTAAATTTGTTAGAACAACGTCTCTTGCGCGGCGAGGCCCATCCGAAGATAAGAAGAATGTTGAAAACTATCTCTTTCTAGCAGGAAGCACGCCTCACCACGCACTGGAAAATATTTTTACAGACAAAAGATACGGCATTGTACTGGAACCTTCTAATCCAGAAATTTTCACACAGGGTACATCACTTCAGCCTTCGGTCGGAAACAAAATAGAGCTTTCGAGAAAATATCCGGCTGTCTCTCCTTTAGCTGGATCAGTTCCGTTTTACACCAAAAGTCCTCCAACTGTTGGTGCACCCACAGGATTAGGAGTGCCACGAATAAATATACAGGAAGATGTCGAAAAAATCCTTTCTGCTATTGAACGTATCGAGAAAAACATAAAAGTAAAAAAAGACTCTAAAGATTCCAATATAACTGTTAGCCTTTTCAAAGATGTATATAAGCCAATAGAATTAGCAAAAATTATAATGGCTCGCTGGGCACTAAGAACCCTAGCAGATCAGATAAGGCAAGTGCGAGAGCAAATTAAAATATCTGACAACGACGACGCAGTGATTGCTCTTTCAGAGGAGATACTTGATGCCATAAAAAGAGAAAGAATAGCAGACCCAGACTTTGATGCCTACGATCCTAAAACGACAGAAAATTTATCAAATCTTGTACAAAGGAGGGTAGAAATTTCCCCTCAATGTTATTTGATAAATAATATTATTGAAGCTGCAAAATTGAATCGTTTGAGGTTGAACATGAGCCAGCCAGCAGTTGGCCCAACAGCAGATATTAGATATGAGAAAGTTAGAATTGTGAGTGATAGCGGCAAAAACTCTGCCGCGCTGATCAACAAGCTAACAGTAAACAAGAACCAATCCAAGATGCTTGATCTAAGACCGACAGACATATCCAATTTATATCCATATTTGAGAATATATAAAACAGTATTTGATCAGCAGGGCAGAGTAGAAAAAGAGGCAGAGTTTAAATTTCCTAATTTAACAAACGTCCAGAGCACCAATAAGGCGATGGAAGTAATTGGAAATGTAACCAACCAATATACACAGGAATATGGTATAACATCATTTAATTGGAGCTTTGTTGGATCCGATCCCTTTTCATATGCTAATGATATTGACGCGACACTTTCATTGCATTTTAATGATTTTGAACAGCTTGTATTGGAAAGAAAGACAATCTACGATGGCGAGGAAGTAAGGTATAGGCTGTTGGACTTGATATCAATTTCCGAAAAGGAGCTAAAAGAGTTAAATAAGTTAGGCTCTGGGTCACCTTTATCGAAAACAGATTTTAAATATGATATTAGGGTAGATGTGGGCTGGAATGGTCCAAATTCAGAAAAGGTGAGAGGATTCAGTGCTGAAGATAGCATAAGGACTTTTTACCTCGCGATGACTGATTATGATATTGGTTTTAACCAAGAAGGGTTTTTTGAACTTATTATAAATTACAAAGCAAGACTAGAACAGGCCATGTATGATAGGAGGACAAATATATTACAACCTCCAAAATCAGAGAAAAAAGAAATAGAAAGATTGCAAAAAGAAATATCGGATTTAAAGGCGAGCAATGAAGGTAATCAAAATAAGAACATAGGCTTAATAAGGGGGCTTGAAGACAGGGTAACGGAATTACAGTTTGAATTAAAGTCTGATACTTTCTCAAATGTGGTTGCCTTCTTGATAGAAAATGGTTCAATATTTTCAGAAACGGTAACGCCTGCGCAGATGTTTGGTTATGAAACAGAAAATGTAAACTTGCAAGACAATGTAAGTACTACTCCAAACCAGAACTCGGAAGCTTTTGCAACACTGAAGGCAGTAGTCAATTTGGATGTCACATCACCGAGCCTCGGACTCTTTGATTTCGCTAACGCCGCATTTCTGGGGAGTAAACTCTATAGCATGGCTACATTCGACGAGGCAGACGCAAAGAAGCAGAGAATGTTGAATATTCCAGAGGAGCAATTGAGGATTATTCCTAAAAAAGAAAATGGAGAATATATTTTAAACTTTTTCTTTCTGGGTGATCTTATTGAATCACTATGTCGTAATGTCTTCAAGGAAGACGCATCAAGGACACCCGCTGAACAAGATTTTATAAACGATATTAGAATCATTACAACAGATTTTCTTATATATGATCCAAAAAAACTAGAGTCAAAAACATTAAATAAGGTAAACATATCAGACATACCAATATCAGTTGATTTATTTTCAAGTTTCTATTTTGAAAAGGTTATAAAATATAATGTAACCAGATATTCTTTGATGAAGTTCATAAAAGATGTTATATCTTATTGTATTTTGAATATTTTTGAAGAATGCTTTGGAGAGGATAATTTAGTCTCTTCAATCAATACCGCCTTTACAGATTTCAGTAAAACACCGGGAGGAAATGATCCCTTTGACATGAAAAATTTCAACAAAGATAAGCCATTAAAATTCGGAGGCATGCCTTTAGGTCAAAATTATGAAAGCAAATCACCTATTACAAAAGTGCATATGGATTTAAGTGCTTCCAACGTGTCAATACCTAAAATATCAAGAAAGAAGGACAGGAAGGATTGTGTGCATTCTTTGATTATCTATACCGATGCTTTTGACGTGCAAGAATTAAAGATTAATCCGGGATCTTATAATAAGAAAAGAGAAGAAGATAATAAGATTGGTCTATACCATTTGGATATCGGATCCATAAAGGGTATTCTGAAGAAAATAAACTTTTCGAAAACAGATCAAAGATATTTAAGAGAACAAAGATACACTCAAGATGTTGCCAAAGGGTTTGCAATTTTATCAAACGTTTTTGATGTTGATATCGAATTGGTGGGAAATACTCTGTTTTTCCCCGGCCAAAGAGTATTTCTCAATCTCGGGGAAAGGTTCTCTGCTTTGGGCAAGCCTTATGACAAGGGATTCTCTTTTGCAAAAGTGATGGGCATGGGCGGGTATCATCTCATAACTTCCGTAGAAAACGAAATATCTCCAGATGGATTTAGTACAAAGATTAAGGCAAGGTGGGAGACATCTGGTGACGGAGATAATAAGGATGTCAACAAGGGTGTCTCCGTCTCAAGTCCATTAAGTCAGGGTTCATAAAACTATCTGAGCCATAAGGCACACAATAGCCGATAAATTTTTAAAAGAGAAAAACAAATGCCAATTTACAGATTAGACGCAAACAATAACTTAAATTCTTCAGAGCTTTTCCATAGAAGAATTCTTTATAAGTTTTTTGCCCTATCATTCGATGGGGAGACTCCACAGTTGCAGGCTTCTGGTATCAAGGATTACTGGAATTTTGAGAACTATTTTTATGGTAAAGTGAATCAAAACTTTGTTCCCGTTCTTCCGGTTACAGATAAGTTAAAACAAATAGAAGGTCAAAACGGCAACGTCCTTGCGTTTGATTTCGTTGCAGAATCCTTTGCTAAGTTTAAAAGTTTCTTTTCCGTGCCATTGAGGGTGGGCCGATTATCACCCGGAACTCCCATATCGGATCCTATGCCAGTCAAAGGATTCCAAAACAATGAACTGGAGTATCAAGATTATATAATTTTCTTTATGGATCAATTCAATAATTTCATTTTCAATTCCGGCATGGCCAGTAAAATAAAAGGCCCAAAAGAATATACAAGGCGGTTCTTTGAGTTTTATTTTTCTGATGATATCCCCATCTTGAGAAGTAGTTATTTTCTCTCTTTTAGGAATCCCGGATATAGCTCTGGACTCTCTTTGATGCTGGCAGACTTAGATGCCTCAAATGATAAGATAAAGATGGAGTTTATTGAGTCTCCAAACTTTGAGTTTTATAGGAAAGCAGCAATCAATTCGGGCTTTCAGATTGATAAGAACGTTCCATGGAGAATCAACATAGATCTAAAATCTCCAGTAATTATAGAAAAATATTTCTCTGGAGCGTTTCAACAAAGAGATTTTGTTTCAGACGTATTCTCTTCTTATTTTGTAAAGGCATACAGGGGCGAGATGAATTCTATAGTGGCTGCAATATTTTATGGATATAGAAATTTGTATGACAGATTACCAGAACCTCCGGAGACAAACTGTATTGATGGCAACGAGCCAATAGAGCCAACTTTAGAAAGCGTAAGGTCATCATTCAACACCACTTATTGGAGTGGTAAATACATTGAGATGAAAAATAAGGAAGCAGGAAAGCCATTTGGTGAACAAAAAATACAATACATCAAGAATAATGCTTTTGTAAATCGCTCTCAAAACTTCGAAGACTATATAAATTCCAAATTTAAATTGCCATGGCTTGAGCCCGGTTCTCTTGTCTACGAAAAGATAAAAAGAGAATTTAAAGAAAGTGGAGAAAAAGTACTTGACAATTTCTCTGAACATGTTAAAATAATAGTAATGAATTCAATTGAATCAATTTACTGAGGGCCGCTTGTTATTTCAAACACTTGATGACAAAAAAGAGTGTATAGGTATTTATTTGGATGGTGAGCTTTCGTTTAAAGACACCTTGCCAGAAGACCTTTCTCATTCTTGGTCTTATGCTTCTTTCTTGCAAAATCTTGATATTGAGTATGCCAGAATATATTGTGGAGGGAAGACACTCAAAGAAGCTTGTCCAGAGGCCCTAGAAGCCCGCTTACAAAGCGTAGAAAATAAGTTTGCATCTTTTATCAAGTCTTTTAATACGGCCCATGTGTCGCTAAATGAGAACTGTTTTTACGATTTAGTCCCTAAAAAGTTCCTTTTAGAGTGGTGTTATGTGCGAGATCTAATCTCCAAGCACGTATTTGATACCTATGAAAAGCCAGAATGCTATGACTATACAGTTGATCTTGTAAGGGTGATAGAGGAAATTAAATATAATCGTTTAAATATTGATAAAAGCTCTCTATCTTTGTACAGAGCAAAGCACAGGAAGTTTTCAAAGAAGCTTAAAAAAATAGACCCTTATTGCAGGTTTGATGTTTGGGGCACGAAGACAGGACGCTTGACAACTATTAAGAATAGTTTTCCTATTTTAACCCTCGACAAGGAGCTTCGCTCTGTTGTAAAGCCGAAGAATGATTACTTTGTTGAGCTTGACTTTAATGCAGCAGAACTAAGAACGCTGCTTTCTCTGCAGGGAAAGGCACAACCAGTGGAAGATATGCACCAGTGGAACGTAAAAAACGTTTTCAAAGGAGAGATTACAAGAGACGAAGCGAAAAAGAGGATATTTGCTTGGCTTTATAATCCAGACAGTAAGGATGCTCTTTGCGATTTTGCATACGATAGAGACTCGGTGCTTAAGAAATATTACACACAAGGGCAAGTGACAACCTTTTTTAACAAAAAGATTCCTTCTGAAGACAGAACAGCACTGAACTATATCATTCAGTCGACTTGTGCCGAAAATGTTTTGAGACAAATGATAAAGGTATCTAATTATTTAAAAGGAACGAAGTCTTATGTTGCTTTCCCGATCCATGATTCTATTGTACTTGACTTATCTGTCGAAGACAAAGAAAAATTACCAGAATTGCTGAATATCTTTTCGGACACAGAGCTTGGAAAATTCAAAGTGAACGTCAGTGTTGGAAAAGATTTTGGAAATCTTAAAAAATTAGAGGTTTAATATGAATATTGTAGGATTAGGTGACGCAGGTTGTAATATTGCTGAAGCATTTACGCAGTACCCTCAATATAAAATTTTTAAAATAAATGTTGACAACGAGGGTAAGGGGTGTTATAATATACCTATACTTGAGAAACCAGAGGAATATGAATCTTATTCATACCCCAAGATTAAAACATTTTTTAAAGGAATGAAAGGAGATGTGGTTTTTATAGTTGGAGGATCTGGTAAGATATCTTGCGGATCTCTGAGAATCTTGGAAACCATAAAGAACAGAAACATATCAATTTTATATATTAAGCCCGACGATTCCCTTCTCGATGACGAGTCAAAAATGATTGACAAGCTTGTATACAATGTGTTGCAAGAGTATACAAGGTCTGGAGTTTTTGAAAAGATGATGATCGTATCAAATGCAGAAGTAGACAAAGTTATTGGTGGCGCACCAATCATTGGATATTTTGACAAGCTTAATGAGTTGATTGTTCCGACAATCCATATGATGAACTATTTTTCAAACAACAAGCCGGTCTCTGGGTCAATCCCTAAACCAAAAGAAACACACAGGATATATACAGTCGGTCTCTTTGATACGAAAAAAAATGAAGAAAAAATGTTTTTTTCCCTTGACAACAGTAGAAATAAGTGTTATATTTATGGAGTAAACGAAGAAAAGTTAAAGACAGATAAGAACTTAATGAAGACAATTAAAAAACAAATGGATTCAAAAAGAGAAGAAAATGTAAGCGTAGCATACGCAGTATATTCAACGGAATATGAATATGATATTGGGTATGTTATTTCAAGAACCCCTAATATTCAAAAATAAATTATTAATTTTTAATCAAACCAGCAGAGTGAGACATTTGTCGCTCTGACTATAGCCAATATCGGCACAAACAACAAGAGAGGAAAGAAAGATGGCATTAGACATCACAAAAATCCGAGCACGTCTCGATTCAGTAAAAAACAATGGTAAAGCTGGAGGATCATTCTGGCGACCAAAAGACGGAACACAAGCAATCCGAATTGTCCCAACACAGGACGGCGACCCCTTTAAGGATTACTGGTTCCACTACAATTTAGGCCCAGACCAGAAAGGTGGCCTGCTTTGTCCTAGAAAAAATCACGGAGATGATTGTCCTATTTGTAATTTCAAAGACCAGCTTTGGAAAGAATTCAATGAAACACAGGACCAAGATACGATGAAGATGGCAAAAGACTTGTCTCCACGTCAACGTTTCTTTTCACCGGTACTTGTTCGTGGAGAGGAGGCCGAAGGCATCCGTATCTGGGGATATGGCAAGGAAGCTTATACTTCATTACTAAATCTTGTTCTTAATCCAGAATATGGAGATATTACAGACATCGAAGAAGGTACAGACTTGAGCCTTACATATGGAAAACCACCCGGAGCCAGCTTTCCAAAAACAACCTTAACTCCACGACGACGAACCAGTCCTCTGTGCGACGAGGCTCTTGGCGGAGATGCAGAATGTAATCGCTTGCTTGAGAACATTCCAACCTTCGATACCCTGTTTCAGGTAAAAACCACAGAAGAGGTACAATCTGCTCTAGATGGTCTCATGAATCACCTAGAGGGTGAGACTGGAACCTCCGTATCCGAAATTGTCGTTAGCGAAGACACTCCAAGCGTCCTCGCGGCATTTAATGAGCTAACAGGTAACTAACCATCCTCCGACCGCAGGGAGGCATGGGTTTATAGATGCCTCACTATTTTTAATCCTAAGAGGAAAATATGACAACAGAAAATACAACAACAACTACACTCACAACTGCAACTGAAGGTGCCAATGCCACTGTCCATTATCGTGGTACTTTGGAGGACGGTACAGAATTTGATAACTCTCGTACACGAGAAGAGCCAATCACCTTTACTGTCGGCTCAGGTCAGATGATTTCCGGCTTCAACGATGCTGTAGACGGTATGACAGTGGGAGAAACAAAAACAGTTACTCTCGCTCCAGATCAAGCATATGGAGAAGTCAATCCAGAAGCACAGACTACTTTTCCCAAGGCTGGATTCCCAGAAGGTCTTGAGCTTACAGAAGGTATGGCTATCCCGCTAAAGACTCCAGAAGGTCGAACCTTAATCGGTCGCTTGACAGAGCAACAAGAGGAAACCGTTACTGTGGACTTGAATCACCCACTAGCAGGACAGACCCTACAATTTGAAATTGAGCTTGTAGAAGTTACAACCACTACCACCACTTCAACCGATGAGGAAATCGCTACCTAATAACATGCGCGTTGTGACCGCAGGGAGGCATGGGTTTACAGATGCCTCACTTTTATTTCAAATTATTTTATTTTTTTGCTTGACAGCAACCACATGATATGTTATATTATTATTACAAACAAGGAAGGATACTAAAACTTTTTCCCTAGAGAGTGCGGGGATAGTGGCACTCAACTAACCAATGCCATTTTGAATTTGTAGACGCTTGTAAGTCTTATGATTCAAATACTAATAACAAAAAAGAGAGGTAAACATGGCAGATTATAGAACAACAGTAGAGAACTATTTTGATTATATTGTGGGATTCTCACATTCCAGCTTAAAATGTGACGGTGAAGATCGATGTATCACCGCCATGCACAGTAAGGGCTTTGAAGTAAAAGTCATTCCAACTGTCTATATTGATCGCGACTTTCAACGCAATTTCGTTTGGAATCGCGCCCGAAGACGCGCCTACAACAAGGCAGTCATGAATAAGAAATCAGGTACGCCAATCACCATCGCATGTATCGAGAGCTGCCTAGCTTATGCAAAGTCTGTCGCTTGTGAGCTTTCAGTTCTGAAGTTCGAAGAGCTTTTGGAATTAGGCTATAAGTACATCAGCCTAGATGGTCAAAATCGTTCTTTAACCATGCAGGAATTTATTGAGAAGGGCACTGGCTTGACTATGGGAGACACTGTTTATGATTGCTCCATCACAGGAGAGTCGCATGATTTATCAAACTGTCTTTTGAAAGACTTTGAGCCGACAGTCCGTCAACAGTTCTTGACAGGAACAAAGGTTCCCGTTACTGTTTATACTGGATATACATACCCAGAGCTTGCAGCGGAATTCCGAGACCTGAATAGTAGTGATAACTTAAACCCCATGGAGTGGAGAAACTCTTATCAAACATGGTTTGCAGGTTGGATTCGAGAACAAACTAGTAAGCATAGTGATCTATTCAAATCTTGTATGAGCAAGGGTGAGTATGAAAAAATTTCCAACCGAATGACTGATCGCGAACTCTATTCAATATATAGTTTATATCTCGGCGGTGTTTTCAAGAGCAATATGAATGACTCTGTTTTTGATGCTCGTACTTGCAACATCAAGAAAAAGTTTATTCTAGATAGATTGTATGAGTGCGGTGAATCAATCACACAGCACGATACTCGCTTTCCATACGACATGTCGGCATGCAACCGTGTTGACAAGATTGTAGGAAACCTAACTATGGCTGCTCCAGAATTGAAGAAACTTGGTAGCGGCAGCAGGCTCCTTAAGTGGCAAGTTTGGGCCTTCTTATCAGTTTTTGAATGGATTCACGACAAGGGACACACAATCAAGAATGCTGATATACCACAATTCGTTCTGCTGGTTGATACTGTCCTAAAGAAGGCTCGTCACGACTCGCGGCAACAACAATCAATCGATGAAAAAGCCAAGGGTGATGATCTTCCAAAGCAGCAATATTTCTACGGACAGTTAGAGACAATCGCAGAAAAGGGTTCTCGCGATGGAATCAAAAGCACAATTGATGATTTGATGACAACTAACCTGAATCAGCTCCCAGTACAATTATCATCGCAAAGCCTACCTCTAGAGGTTGACTTTACATACGAAGACGAGTTTACATACTAAATCGCAATGCCCCCCTATTTGGGGGGCTTTTTTATTTAAGGAGAAAACATGGCAAGAAAAACAACTTCATCTGCTGGAAAACTTTCAATGGCAGACATGAGAAAGATGATCAATAAGAAAGCGGGCATGGATGTCGCCCATGACTTAAAGGAGGCAAACCCAACAGAAGTTACCCAATGGATCCCTACAGGCTCTCGATGGCTTGATTCAATTACCTGCCGAGGAAAGTATGCGGGAATCCCAGTTGGAAAAGTGTCCGAAATTGCTGGATTGGAGGCGACAGGTAAGTCCTATATGGCAGCTCAAATCGCGGCTAACGCTCAAGAAATGGGGATTGATGTCGTTTATTTTGATTCAGAATCAGCGATTGATCCCTCGTTTCTTGAAAATGCTGGCTGTGATTTGACAAGGCTTCTTTACGTGCAGGCACAGTCGGTTGAGTTTGTGCTTGAGACTATTGAAGACCTCTTGGCATCAGAGAATCAGATGTTGTTTATTTGGGATTCTTTGGCTCTAACACCCGCTGTTAGTGAAGTTGAAGGCAGCTTCGATCCCATGTCGCAAATGGCGATGAAGGCTCGTATTCTTGCACGAGCGATGTCAAAACTTGCACTGCCAATTGCAAATGCGAATGCAACACTGCTTGTCTTAAATCAGCTGAAAACAAACATTACCCGTAGCCCTTCAGAGGCTATGACTACACCGTATGTCACTCCCGGAGGGAAAGCCATGGCATATGCATATTCTCTTCGTGTGTGGCTAACAGGTCGTAAAGCAAAGGCGAGTTTCGTTCTTGATGAAAACGGATTTCGAATTGGGTCTGAAGTAAAAGTCAAACTTGAAAAGTCTCGTTTTGGAACCGCTGGCCGCCGATGTAACTTCCGAATCTTGTGGGGAGGAGACAGTGTAGCAATTCAAGATGATGAATCTTTGTTTGATGCAGTGAAATCTTCGGACAACATTCTTCAGTCTGGTGCTTGGTACACCATGGTTTTCGAAGATGGAACAACAGAAAAGTTCCAAGCAGCTAAGTGGGTTGAGAAGATGCAAAACGATAAATTTCGTCAGCGTGTTTATCAGATTATTGATGAGGAAATCATTATGAAATTTGATCAGCGTCAGGGCAGCGCATCCGATTTCTATGACTCTGAAGAAGAAACAGACTAATTGGTAGTATGGAAGATTCGTTTCTAAAAGTCAAGTACGATAAACTAGTTTTTGAGCTTAAGTTTTTAGAGGCGGATCTTCATTACCATGATTCTATTTTGAAGAAAGGGTCTGGTGAGTTTGAATCACAATGCAGATCTGCTATTAAGGATCTTGGATTGGAAAAAGTATTCTACGGAGATAAGTCTGCCGCAGAGAACTATGCTAAGAAAGAATCTGAAATAGAGCAGGAATCAGCTAAAAAGATAAAGCCAAGTAAGCCTGTGGCCTTATTGTTTCGCAAAATAGCTTCTCAGACCCACCCAGATAAGCTTGCAAGGCTAGAGGGTGAAGAGAGGGCAGCCAAAGAAAAGCTCTTTATAGAGGCGACTGAAGCGAAGGACGAAGACAATCTATTAAGGCTTCACATCATCGCCGCAGATTTATCAATAGAGGTTCCAGATTTATCTCTAGAAGACATCTTGATGTTCGAAAAGAGGATAGGCGAGATAAAGACACAAATAGATTCTAAAAAAGGAACTTGGGTCTGGGCTTGGTTAATATCTCCCAGAGACAAGAAAGATAAAATCATAACAGATTATGTTGATTTTATGGTAAAGACAGTAGTAAAAAAACCATCTGACCCGGAGTAAAGATGACCAAAAGACTAATGGTAGTTGACGCTTTAAATGCATATTTTAGAGCATATATCGTAGACCCCAGCCTATCCGAGAATGGCCAGCCAATTGGCGGATATAAGGGATTTGTTAAGATCCTGCAGAAGCTCTGCCGAGAGATGAGACCAGACGAAATCTTAATTGCTTGGGACGGAGCAGGCGGATCACAAAAGAGAAGGGCAACCAACAAGAATTATAAAGAGGGTCGTAAACCTATTCGTTTAAATCGGGCTGTCCGAACATTAACTGAAGATCAGGAAATGCAAAACAAAGTCTGGCAACAGAGTCGCTTGATGGAAATGCTAAATGAAATGCCTTTCATCCAGATTGTTAGTGACGGCATCGAGGCAGATGATGTGATTTCTTATGCCGTCCAGAATCACAAATATAAAGGATGGCAAAAAATTATTGTATCCAGTGATAAGGATTTCTTTCAGCTATGCGATGAAGAGACGGTTCTATATCGCCCTATTCAAAAATTATTTGTTAATAAGCCTAGAATCTTGGAAGAGCACGGTATACACCCGACAAACTTCGCCATGGCAAGGGCTATAGCTGGAGACAAGTCCGACAATTTAGAAGGTGTCCGAGGCGTTGGATTGAAGACTATTGCAAAGAAGATGCCCTTTTTCGCGAAAGAAGAGTCTGTTACCTTTGATGAGCTTTATGAATACTGCGAAAATGATAACACAGGACTTAAAGCATTCTCGTCTATATTAGAAAACAGAAGCAGGATTCAGGACAACTACAAGATAATGCAATTGTATTCCCCGGCAATGTCTATTCAGACAAAGAATAAAATACAGTATGCACTAGACAACTTCGAACCTCATTTCAACAAGACGGAAGTAATCAAGAGAATGAAGGAAGACGGATTCGGGGAATGGAACACATCAGATATATTTGCCATTTGTAAAAGAATTTCAAGTAAAGCTTGACAGAATGTTCTTATCATGATATATTAAAAGACATCGGAGGAATAAATGTCAAATGAAAACTTTAGCCGTTATGGTAAAGATTTTCAAGAAAGCTTATGTCATTTAGTTTTAGTAGATCGTCCCTTTGCTGATCAAATTTTTGAGGTATTGGACGTAAATTTCTTAGAACTAAAGTATTTGCAAGTCTTTGTAAAAAGGATAATGTCTTATAGGGACAAGTATCCGGAACATCCATCGGAAGATAGGATGAAAATAATTGTCAGATCAGAGCTTTCTGATGAACTAGAGGCGGTACAAAAGCAGGTTAGGGATTTCTTCGCAAGGATTTATAGAAATGAAGTCGAAGGTTCAGATTATATAAAGTCAACATCTTTGGACTTTTGTAGAAAGCAGAACTTAAAAAAGGCTATGCTAAAATCAGTAAAGTTGTTAGAGAACCATTCTTTTGATGAGATCTCGAATGTAATTAATCAGGCGATTGTTTTGGGGTCAGATTCAAACTTTGGCCACGACTATATCAAAGACTTTGAACAGAGATTTATGTTTAAATCCAGAGATCCAGTTGCAACTGGCTGGCCGCAGATAGATAAGATAACCAAGCAGGGTTTAGGAAATGGAGAGCTGGGTGTCGTCATTGCGCCTACCGGCGCAGGAAAGAGTATGGCCCTTGTCCACCTTGGGGCGCAAGCTTTGATTGCAGGTAAGAATGTCATTTATTATACTCTTGAACTTTCTGATACCGTCGTGGGTTCTCGTTTTGATAGTTGCATAACCAATGTCCCTCTGGACTCTCTAAACTCCTTCAAGGAAGAGATCCATGAAAAGATCCAAGAACTTGAAGGTAAACTTATTGTTAAAGAGCATCCAACCAAGTCAGCATCCCCAGTAACACTAAAGAATCACTTAGAAAAAGTCATTAATCGCGGATTTAAACCCGATGTTATTATTGTGGACTATGCCGATCTTTTGAGACCAACTTCAGGATTAAGGGAGAAAAGACATGAATTGGAGACTATTTATGAACAGCTTCGCGGCTTGGCGCAAGAATTTAATTGCTGTCTATGGACTGCAAGCCAGACAAATCGTTCTGGATTAAACGCAGAAGTTATTACAATGGAATCTATTTCGGAGGCTTTCAATAAATGTTTTGTAGCAGATTTTATATTTTCAATATCCAGAACAGCAGAGGACAAATTAGCTAGCACAGGGAGAATTTTTGTAGCAAAAAATAGAAACGGACAAGATGGTTTGATATTTCCTATATATATGAGCACCAAGAATATCACTATTAAGGTGTTGGAATCAACCGGAGAGACTATTGGTGAAGTACAGAAGGATGCCAAAAAGAGACAAGATGCTAAGTTAAGAGAAAAATACGATAAATTTAAGAAAAATAAATAGGGGGAAAATAAATAATGTCATTAAACACACTGCAAGAATATACAAGAATCGCAAAATACGCAAAGTATTTGCCAGAAGAAAACCGAAGGGAAACTTGGAACGAACAAGTTGATAGAGTATTCGATATGCATATGGAGTACTTTGAGGACTACCCGGATGTAGTACCTCATATTGAATTTGCAAAGGCTGCCGTTCTAAAGAAGGACATTTTAGGTTCGCAAAGAATTTTGCAGTTTGGGGGTACTCCTATCTTCAAGCACAACGCAAGGGTTTACAATTGCGGATTTGGTCACATCAACCGCCCACGAGCATTTCAAGAGCTTATGTATCTTCTTTTGTGCGGCTGCGGCATTGGCTTTTCGGTGCAGAAGCACCATGTTTCACAACTCCCTCCAGCTACAAAGCGGGGAGAAATTATTGAAAAGACCTATCTAGTACCAGATACTATTGAGGGGTGGGCTGATGCTATTGGTGTTCTTATTGCAAGCTATATGGGTGGAATCTCAGAATTTGATGAGTATATCGGCGAAAAGGTGGTCTTTGATTACTCGAATATCCGCCCTGCAGGTGCTCCCCTATCTTCAGGTGCTAAAGCTCCCGGTCCAGATGGTCTTCGCCGTTCTATTGATAAAATTGAGGAGATATTTGAGAAGAGTCTTTCAAAAACTCGTACAGTAAAGATGCGCCCACTTGATGTTTACGATATCATTATGCACGCCGCTGATGCAGTTATTTCTGGCGGTGTTCGTCGATCTGCAACAATCGCCCTTTTCTCTCCAGAAGATGAAGAGATGGCAACTGCCAAGACTGGCAATTGGTTTATTGAAAATCCACAGCGTGGCAGATCAAACAATAGTGCTTTACTTGTTCGAGATGAAACTTCAAAAGAAACATTCAATAAACTGATGTCTTGTGTGAAAGAATACGGAGAACCCGGCTTTGTATGGGCAGAGAGTACGGAAATGGGCTTCAACCCATGCGTAGAAATTGGCCTGTACCCTGTTGATGTAGAGACTGGAAAGTCTGGTTGGCAGTTCTGCAATCTTGCTGAAATCAATGGAAAGAGAGCGAACACAGAAGAAAAGTTTTATCAAGCATGTAAAGCAGCTGCCATTGTTGGCACACTTCAGGCTGCTTATACTAGCTTTCCTTACGTTGGGGAAACTACAGAGAGAATCACAAGGCGAGAAGCTCTATTGGGTGTGTCAATTACTGGAATGATGGACAATCCTGATGTTCTTTTTGACCCACAAATTCAGCGTAATGGGGCAAAGATCGTGAAAGATATGAATAAAGAGATTGCTCAAATCATTGGCATCAATCCAGCCGCCAGAACCACATGTGTTAAACCAGCCGGTTCAACTAGCTGCATACTTGGCACAGCAAGCGGTATTCATCCTCATCACGCCAAGCGTTACTTCCGCCGCGTCCAAGCAAACGTTCAAGAGAATCCCGTTCAGCATTTTAAAAAGATTAACCCTCGCGCAGTTGAGACTTCTGTTTGGGATCCCAATGGGGTGACCGAGGTCATCACCTTCCTTTGTGAAGTTCCAGTAGGGGCAAAGACAAAGAATCAAATTGATGCATCAAAATTGCTAGAAAGTGTTAAGCTAACACAGCAGAATTGGGTTCGTTACGGAACAAACAAAGAGCTTTGTACACAACCATGGTTGAGTCATAATGTCTCAAACACTATTCATGTCCGACAAGATGAATGGAATCCAATTGAGGATTACATTTATAACAATAGGAAATATTTTGCTGGCATCGCCTTGATTCCAAACTCTGGAGATAAAGATTACCCACAGGCTCCATTTTGTGCAGTACCTTATGGAGTAGACATTTATCGTGAATATGGCGATGGTTCTTTCTTTGCTTCTGGTATTATCGAAAAGGGCCTAGAAGCATTCGGCAACAACCTCTGGGCTGCGTGTGATTGCCTTCTGGGTGTCGGTGAGCCTATTGAACAGGCAAATTGGATTAAGCGTGAGTGGATTACTGCTGCAATCAAATTTGCTGATAGTCACTTCAGTGGCGAAGTTCGAACGATGACTTATTGCCTCAAAGATGTATACAACCTTAAGATGTGGGAAAAGTTAAGTAAAGAATACAAGGATGTGGATTGGAAGGAGATGAGCGAACAAGAAGATAACATTGATTTCGGACAGGAGTCTGCTTGTGCCGGTGGCGCATGTGAGATGCCAGAAGAATATTTAGAAGCACTAAGAAGCACAACTATAAATGTGGAGGAAAGATGAGTTTTACACCGTGTAATCGTTATATATTAGTAAACAGACAACCAAGCCAAGAAGAGGAAATGTTAATTGCATTGCCGGAAGGGACTTTTCAAACGGAGAATCGTTTTGAAAGGGTATCCATCGAGGGGATTTCTTCAGAAGTCCGACCTCCTTTGGCAGTAGGAAAAGATGTGGTAGTTTTGAGCCACATGATCGAAGAAGTGGATTTTGGGAATGGGCCAGTCTATTTAGTATTGGAAAATCATGTCCTTGGAATCGTGGAGTAACAAATGCAAATCAATGAGCAATTCATTAACTTGCTGAAGCAATTGATTAAAGAGACCATTAGGGAAAGGGAGGTTCTTCTTGAGTCTCCTGTCCCTACTCAATCAGAAGTTTTGGTAGAGAGTAAAGTAAATAAGCTTTTAAAAAACATTAAGAAGTAGGTTAGTTCTACAAAAGAGGGATTTTGAGGCTAGATAAGCATACATATGAGTATGACACCATTGTAATTGGAGGTGATCTAAATGCTAAAATCTATGCTTATTATACTAAGTGTCCTTGTATTTATGGAGGCGATGCTGCTCCCTTTAGGTTTGATATGCTTGAAAAAGGAATGCCCTTATTCAAGACGACAAACATGCTTCAGACGTTCGAGAAAATAAATTTCATACTTGGACTGTCCGGACAACTCCCTATGGGAAATAAAGTTTCATCCATAAACATAAGAGACAATCTTCTTAAAGCGACTACTAAAGATTCTCGACTTGCAAAATTTGAGTTCAATAAGCTAATAATCTTTGACGACAAAGATGTGTATGGATTGCCTTTAATAAAGGAAAAGAAAGTTGGAAAATCACGAGTTCTGGACTGGTTTAATGTGCGCTCTGGCATGGAGCATGATCATGATTTGTTTGCGACCCAAGACGATTTCGTCAGAGGGGTTATCTTTTATCCCTCCGACAGATTCGGAAATCAAGCGTCAGGAAGAGTTAGAAAGGATTTGGTCGCGACATCGTACCTAGAAGAAGAGCAGGTAAAAGACTTTGAGTATTCTGATACAATGGCTAGATTCAAAATATTGCAGATGATGAAGGATGCTGGAATCAAGGGTGCTCGTAATGGTCGCGACATGAACAACCCAGAGACTTATCGGTACTACTCTCCGAAGATTGAAGCAACTCAAAGAGAAATAATACCAGATGTAACCAATTATTATGAAGAAGACGAAAGGTTCGAGTTTCGTTATGACACAGCCGATGAATTAATCAAACAATTCAGTGAAGAGCCTGACAGCTATGCCTCAAAATTATTAAACTTATTAACCAAAACAAACTAATTATATAAGTTATGGGACACTTAAAAGACGTTAACGAAACTTACTTAACTCATTGCCGACATGCCTTGGCTTTGAGTTCTCGCCTTTTCCTGTCATCTATAGGGCAAGCACTACACGCTTTTGTTCCAGATGCACACCCACCACTCGGTTCTGATGTGAGATCTCTTATTTCATTTCTGGAATCAAAATTACCGGAGAATAGAAAATGAAAATCACCAAAACACAAATTAGAAATATTATCAAAGAAGAGACTGCACAGGCGTTAAGCGAGATGTATGTTCAGCCAGTCGAGGGTAAAAGAACTCCCGATGAAGCTGAAGTCCTTATTACCGGATACGGCGGGTTGACAATTGAACAGATTAGAAGTAAATTATTGGGTATGTTACAGGAAGCAGCACAAGATGATTCTTTGGCTACCTTTAATTCCCTTGTTAGAAATGGAGTCATGATGCGCTTTTACAAGACATTGGTGGAGCATAATGCATTATCCCCAGACGGGAGTCCTTGAACAATGAAGCTCCTACTTGAAAATTGGCGAGAGTATGTTAAAGAGGAAGAGGAAGTCAGCGAGGGAATCATGGACTTCTTCAAGAGCGATTCCACGGCACCTTCAAATACAGACATGTCTCCCGAAGAAAGGGAATTTCATAAACAAGAAGCCTTGTTTAATTCTAAAGACTGGCACGAAGCATTTGACGTATATAATCATTACCAGATCCTCATGTACGGCGGCGCATATAATCGCAGCAAGCGCATCGACCCACATAGGATGAGATTGTCGAGAAAGGCATGGACCAAGCTGACACCGATGGGTAGAAGGAAACGACTGCGAGAACTCGCCGCGTTTCACGACAACGTTCTTCGTCCGACAGCAGATAAGATATTTGGCTTCGCTGCTGAACTAGAGTCGGGTGATTTTGTGGATGCCACCAGTAGATACAAGGTCTGGTCAGGTGATATCAGCCCTTCAAGAATCCGAAAAAAAATACCAAACTGGGCTAAATCGTTCAGGTCAGCACTTAAGGTACTCAAAAGGTTTTATGAAAACGAAGCTCCCAAACTCGGCCTCGACGAATGGTCTCCGCAACCCGGACTAGAAGACATCAAAGATTTTATGGATTTAGCAAGCATACAAGAGGAATAGTTGAGTTCTTTTCACTTAGCAGGAATTGTTCCTGTAGCGGGACAGCCCCTTGATTTTAAAATGGACTGGCATGATTCACTAATGCCAATCGCGCCAGATTACCTCGCAGTAGAGCGAGCAGTCTTTGAGTGTGCTTGGGCCGGATGCGAAACAATTTGGATTGTAGCCAACGATGATATGACACCGCTTATCAGACACAGGCTGGGTGAGTGGGTACAGGATCCTGTTTGGATTGGCCGCAGCATGGACCGCTACCCCTCCGAGAGCAGGAAGAAAATACCTATCTTCTATGTACCCTTAAGAGCCAAAGACGTAGGCAAGAGAGATTGTCTAGCTTGGTCTGTATTGCACGGAGCAGTCACAGCTTTTGAAGTATCAGCAAGATTAAGCAAGTGGGTGATACCAAAAAGAAACTATGTGGCGTTCCCTTACGGAGTTTATGATCCAGAGATAATCCGAGAGCATAGAAAAACAATTTCAAGCAACAATTCATTTATGTTGTCGTACAACGGCAAGACAGTGCAAGATGGCGAGTATCTTGGGTTCACCTTCGACAAAGACGACTTCGTTAACTGTCGCAGAGAAATAAGAAAGGGCACAGGAGAATACAATTCAAAGGTTATGGAAGACGGCATATTCCCAAGGGAGAAACTGCCAAAAGAAGAAAGATGGTCTGCACGTTATTTTTCTCTTGACAAAATCTTTAAACCTGTTATAATATATAAAGAAAACAAAGTTGAAGTCCCTTGGTATTACAACGTAGATTCTTGGGATGGGTATTGCAATTACTTGGGGTCAGAAGAAAGGAAGCAAGTTGAAAGACCTCACCCAATATTTATGAAGTATCACGAATGGAATGAAATAGGAGTCGATGATGAGTGACAAGACAAGAGCAGAACTAAACAAAATGACAAAAAAGAATCTATTGTTACATATTGAGAATATGCAGCTGATGCTTGAAAACGATCATCTTGAGACACAGAAAGAAAATAGGGAGATGAGAGACATTCTTTCAAGCATTTCTGATCCAGATATTAGCAAGATTCAGAAAGGTGCAGGAGTTTTGCGATATGAAGTATCTCGACACGATTTCGAATCATCAGAAGATAAGAAAAAAATGATAAAAATGGTTGACAACTTCATTAGTTCTGTGCTATAATTCTAATTATTCGGAGGTTTTAGAATGACAAAGATTCCATTTGTAGGGCTTCACGCCCATTCTGTTGCTGGTTCTATTTTTGATGCGCTTGGATATCCTCAAGAGCATATGGACTTTGCTTACGAAAACGGCATGAACGCTTTGGCTTTGACGGACCATGGTAACATGAACGGCTTGCCACACCAAGTAATGCACGCCAAAAAGATGAAGAGCGAAGGCAAAAACTTCAAACCCATCTTCGGTGTCGAGGCTTATTTTCTACCATCTATTGCAGATTGGAAGAAGGATTATGAAGCAGCTAAAGAGGACAAGAAAAAGAAAAAGACCCTGAGCAAAGACGTTACAGCCACAACGGTAGAGGACGAGGACGCATCTAAGAAGGCAGTCCGAAATATCTTGAATCGTCGCAGGCACCTTATCTTATTGGCCCAAGACCAAAAGGGTCTAAGCAATCTGTTCTCTTTGATTTCAGAATCATTTGGACCCGGTAATTATTACCGATATCCACGAGTGGACTTTGAATTACTTAAAAAGTATTCTGAGGGGGTCATAGGGGCTTCTGCTTGTTTGG